GTATTTTATTTGCAGATGCTCGTGCAGGTACTAGTGGTGGGTCACCCACTGCTGCACCTTCTGGATCAATCAAAGATTTGTTAACTGACGATTTCTTGGACCCAGATGCACCGGATCCAGATCTATACCCCAAAGGCATGTTGCTGTGGAATCTACGTAGAAGCGGTGGAAACGTCAAGAAATACAACAATGGCTATATTGACACCACAGCAGATAACGAAAGACAAACTGGATCACCGAGTATGGAATTATACTGGCCAGATCGTTGGACCACTGCTAGTCCCAACAATGAAGATGGTTCAGGATCATTTGGTCGTAAGGCACAGAGATCAGCTGTGGTTGCTGCATTGAAGAGTGCTATCGACACCAGCGAAGAAGCACGTGACGAAGAACGCAGAAACTTCAACCTAATTGCTTGCCCTGGATATCCAGAAGCACTCAGCAATCTAATCAACTTGAATCTGGATCGCAAGGTCACAGCTTTTGTGGTTGGTGATACACCATTGCGTCTCAAGAGCGATGCAACAAGCCTAACAACCTGGGGTACCAATGCTAATCTAGCACTAGACAACGGAGATAATGGTATTGTTACCTATGACGAATATGCAGCGGTTTACTATCCAAATGGATTTACCACTGACCTTACAGGTGCTAATGCTGTGGTTCCGGCCAGTCACATGATGCTGAGAACTATTGCCCTAAGCGATCAAGTGAGCTTTCCTTGGTTTGCTCCAGCAGGCACACGCCGTGGTGGTATTACCAATGCCACAGCAGTGGGATACATTGATTCATTGACAGGTGAATTCCAAACAGTTGCTCTAAACAACGGTCAGAGAGATACACTGTATGATCTAAAAGTTAATCCAATTCCGTTCTTTGTAGGTACAGGATTGGTAGCTTATGGTCAAAAGACTCGTGCAAGAAATGCATCATCACTGGATCGCATCAATGTAGCACGTCTAGTTGTATATCTACGCAGCCAGTTGACAAAACTTGCTCGTCCATATATCTTTGAGCCAAACGATTCTATCACTCGTGACGAGATCAAACAAGCTGTAGAAAGTTTGTTGCTGGAACTAGTGGGTCTAAGAGCTATCTATGACTTTGCAGTAGTATGCGATGAAACCAACAACACACCGAGTAGAATTGATCGTAATGAATTATATGTAGATGTTGCCATTGAGCCAACCAAGGCCGTTGAATTTATTTACATACCATTGCGTCTCAAGAACACAGGTGAGATTTAATGAATAAATACAATATCGGAGCATAAGACAATGGCAATTACATCATTAACAAATTACTCGATTAACCCATCTGGTCCTGGTTCAAATACCGGTATGTTGATGCCGAAACTAAAGTATCGCTTTCGTGTTACTTTACTAGGTTTCGGCACATCGTCTAGTACAGAACTTACCAAACAGGTCATGGACGTTACTCGACCAAAAGTTTCTTTTGAAGAAATCCCAATCGAAATTTACAATTCCAAGATCAAAATTGCAGGCAAATACACCTGGGAAAATATCACGCTAAACCTCAGAGATGATGCCAGCAGTACTGTTATCAAGCTAGTTGGTCAGCAGATTCAGAAGCAGTTTGATTTCCATGAACAGGCCAGTGCTCGTTCTGGTATCGACTACAAGTTTACCACACGTATTGAAATACTAGACGGAGGCAACGGTGCTGCTGCTCCAGTAGTTTTAGAAACCTGGGAATGCTATGGATGCTTCTTGCAGAACACTGATTACGGTGATTTGAACTACACTGAAAATTCTCCAGCTACAGTGGCTTTGACTATTGTTTATGACAATGCAATGCACACACCAGATGCAGTTGGCGTCATTGGTATAGGCACAGCTGGTACAGCCAGACCAACAGCTAGTGCTTTATCAGTAGGTAGCTCAGGTATTTAATTAATACCCGAACACAAAAAAGCCCGAATTATTCGGGCTTTTTTTATGACTAAATAATTATATGGCCAATAAGTTTACACGATTTTTAAATAGTGCTCTCAGAGGACCCAAGGGTGTGGTTGGAAATTTTCAGCATGCCACACGAATATTTGTTGACAACAACTATCGTCTAACCCCTAGAACCAAATTTCTTTATTATGCTGTATTTTCGGGTGCTGAAAGAGAAGTTAGCCTACTAATCAAATCCACTGATTTGCCTAAATTTAATTTTGACATGGCAAATAAAAATGTGTACAATCGTACCAAACAGGTTTATAAGAAAATAAATTACGAACCTCTTAGTTTGTCATTCCACGACGACAATGCTGGTCTTATGCATTCTATGTATTCGGCCTACTACGCACACTATGCCAGCGACGGTGGAAACAGTCAAAACGATCATCCCATGAGTCTGTTTAATTATTCTGGAAGCTATGGCATGGGCTTTGCCACCCCAACAAACTTTTTCAGAAAAATATCTTTATATACTCTAAGCAGACATAGATTTAACGGATATGAACTGTTGGCACCAAGAATTAAATCTTGGTCACACGGGCAGGTAGATTATTCATCAAACGAACCGTTAGATAACACAATGACTGTTGAATACGAAGGTGTAAAGTATCTTTCGGGCAGTGTGGCCTATGGACAGCCTGACGGGTTTGCAAGCCTGTCTTACGATGTTGTGCAAAGTCCTAATGTATTAGGCGGCTCACTGGGATTAGGAAATGTGCTTGGCCCGATTGGTGATGTTTTAGGCGGCATCGAATCTGTATTTGGTGATGTAACCAAAAAGAATATATTGAAAAATCCAGGCGGATTCATAAGCACAGCAATTTCTCAAATCAATACCTACAAAAACAATGGAGGACAATTCCCCACAGTAGATGGAGTTATTGGAGAATTGAGAAATCCTGCAAATATTTTAACAGCGGCCAACACAGTTGGCGGAATTGTAGGAGCCAGTTTTCCTAAAATAGGTGCTGCATTAGGATCTATTGCAGCCACAACTGCCACTAGGAAAGTTTTGCAGACACAGTCAGCCAATAACACATTCCCATTATCATCTGGCAGCAGTAACGAAATCCCAACTGAATTTCCATGAGCACAATTAATTTACCAGCAGTTACAAAAACAGACAGTGCGTCAAGTACAAAATTATTTTTTGATACCTACGGCAGCCGACCTTTAGAATTTGGAGCCAATGAAGTCTCTGCCAGTATAGGATTTTTTACAGGTAGAGGATTTGAAGAAGAAGCTGCCTTGACCACAGCTATGACCATACTGCGGCAGGCCAAGATCGATGGCGTTCAAGTTTTTGAAATACTAGACACCTTGAAAGAACTCAACGGTACACAACTCAGTGCAGTGGTAGCACAAATTCTCAACAAATATCGTCCCAACACATCTTCATTGGGATTTAGAGCTGTGAATGTCATCAAGATAAATCAGACTAGAAACATTTTACCATAATGGCCAAATTTGCTCAAGGAAGATTCGAAATGAAAAATCCTAGCAAGTATGTTGGGACCAAAACACCATTGGCAAGATCAAGTTGGGAATTTGTTTTTATGCGAATGTTAGATGAACATCAAGGTGTAGAAAAATGGGCCAGCGAAAGTATACAAATACCTTACAGAGACCCGTTGACAGGAAAATATACCATATATGTTCCTGATTTTTTTATTACCTACGTTGACAAGAACGGAGCAAAGCATGCAGAAGTGGTTGAAGTAAAGCCAGCTAGTCAAACGCTGTTGGCAAATGTTGGCAAGAGCGTTTATAATCAACAACAATATATAAAGAATATGGCCAAATGGGAAGCTGCTACTAAATGGTGTAAGCAGCAAGGTATAAAGTTTCGTGTGGTCAACGAGGAACATATTTTCCATCAAGGTTCAAAACGCTGATAAGTATTGCTATGACCAAGAAACTTGAAGAATTATTTAATTTAGACGACAAACAGATAAATGTTGTGCCCAAGTCTATTAACGAAGAATTAGTAGAAAAAGCCACAGAAGTAAAGAGTCTAGATGACAGCATTGAAGCTGTAAATCAAATAACCAAAAGTTTACCACAGATAGTTGAATTGAATGATTTAAATGACAGTGATCTAGATAATCTTGCCAACAAAGCTGAAAAGGCCTACGATGATCTCATGGATCTAGGTATGAATGTTGAAGTTCGTTACAGTGGGCGTATATTTGAAGTAGCAGGCGGAATGCTTAAAAACGCCATCGATGCTAAATCTGCTAAAATAGATAAAAAGCTAAAGGCAATAGATCTACAACTAAAAAAATACAAGATTGATAAAGATAATAACGAAGATCCAAATGACGTGATTAATGGACAGGGTTATGTAATTACAGATCGCAACGAGCTCATTAAGAAATTAAGCGGAAAAGCATAAATACTAACATGAAACCATTTACAGAATATCTTGCTGAAAGCAAAAAAATCTATAACTTTAAAGTCAAAGTGGCTGGAGAATTGCCCGAGGCTTTTCAAGAAAACTTGAAGACAGCACTAGATCGCTGCAAATGTATCAAGTTAGAAAAAATCAAGACCACACCAATACAGGCATTGCCTCTGGACTTCCCCACAATGAAAAATTGTGAAGTAACCGTGTTCGAAGTAATTTGTGAATATCCTATTACAGGACCAGAAATAACTAATGATGTCAAGGCACTGGGACTCGACGAATCCAGCTTTCGTGTACGAGGTGGTAGTGAACCAACAGAAGCTGATCAAGTTCTGCTAGACAACGAACCATCAGGACAAGCACTGTTAACAGATTCCAACTACAAAGAAAATACAAATGCCAAACACAAAGACTATTTTGGTGATGACTTCAACAAAGGCTTTTTAAAAGACCTTGAAAAAACTGCAAAACAACGTAAAAAAGATCAAACTGGGCCAACAGAATATAAGCTGCCCAAAGGCAAGACTGACAAGTTAGGCCTTAAAAGCGCAATGGGGAGTAAATAATGGACTTTAATCAACTGTTAGCCAAGATGAGAGACTTGGATCAACCAACTACACAATCAATGCCTGCTACAGAAGCCTGCGGTGATGCACCTATGCCTATGAGTATGCCACCGTCGGTGAATGACCAACCACCGCCAAGTCATCCCAGTATGAGTGTGAATCTCAATGCACAAGGTATGGACAACATTGAAAGTTTAATGAAACTTATGACTAAAGTTAATCCAGATATGATTAACCAGCCATCCAAGATGATGCCAATGCCTGCCATGACTGCAATGCCATCGTTAACTCCTCCAGGACCTAGTATATCTGCCATAGGTGATCTTGGCAATCTAAATGCCGGCCCCTTAAAGATGCTGCCAGATCTAGACATGGATAAACCACACGACGAGCCAGATGCAGATAACATGGGCGGCCCAAGCGACATGGACTCCGATAATATGTCTGGCGACAATGATCTTGATAAAGACTCAAGCGATCGTGATGATCAAGACGACGGTGAAGATCAAGACGATGATCGCGGTATGGAAAAAGATGACGAAAAGAAAAATGAATATGCCAACGAGCCGGAAGAAAAATACAAAGACATTGACTATATGGTAAACAAACTTGCTGGTGGTATGAACGGTCCAAAAGGCACATATCCCAAAGTAGCAGGTGGCGACAACCCAATGCAACGAGTTGAAGCTGTTGATCTAAGAACTGCTATTAGAAACGAACTGCGTGATCGTTTAGCAGAAACTAAATCTGAAAAGTTTGATCCTTTGAAGCACGTTAAGAATCCTACTCCGGGTGAGAAGAAAGCCGCTAAAGATGTCAAGCGTGGTAGCTATGCAGATCGTGCGGCAATGTTAAAGTCAGCCGAAGCT